TGGCCAGATGATCGTGGGCTTAAAGACCCATCGCCAATACACCATCCAGAAAGCTCAGAATAAACAGGATCATGAAATGTGCCGAAATGAACTTGCTGATTTAAAGGTATCAATTGACCAATTTGCAAATTGGCCAATTTGCATCGCTGCTCATCAAAAAACGTTTTCTTTTTCCCGCCACCAATTCTACGCACAGTACGATTAAGAACTATAAATTCATGAGTTTCTGTGGCATCAATCCATGAACCATCATTGAATTTAACTCTAAAAACTTCTTGGTTGTCACCAGTTTTATAAATTTTAGTGGCTTTAGAAATTCCATTGTTATTAATAATAGATTGGCTACCATATTTATCTAGCATGTCGGCATCAAAACCATCAAACAACAATGCTCCTTGTTCTTTCCACAAATTCTCAATGTTTTTGTAACCAGAATCTGTAAACAAATTTCCAGAACCAGCAAAGCATGGGTTGCTCCCCATCACACGACCATCAATCCCAGGCTGAAAACCGTCTTTCATGCGGCCATAATCCCGCATGTTATCAAGCCAGATGTAACCGGGTTCGCCGTTAGCAGCTGTTTGCTGGCCAACGTCAGTGTAGTCCATGCCGATTTCGCTGAACACTGAATTGTTTGAAGCCCAGCGACGATCGTTGCAAGCGTTCCAGACGTCAATTGCTCTATCGAGCTTATCGCTCTGGATATCGCATCCAGTGAAGTCTTCAACGGTCGCTGAGTAACGGTTTTTGCCATAAAGGTCGCCAGTGACCTTGTAGAATTTCTCGGTTTCTTCGCCGCTCAGATCTCGAACGGGGTTCTTCATCGAGCGATATTCAATATCGCCAGGGAAACCAAATGCGATCTCAGCACTTCGTCGGACGTTACCCGCGACGACGCATTTGCCGACCATGTTCATCAGATCGGTAATATCAACGCTGTTCATGCGTCGACCGACCATTTTGCCGAAGAAATCATCGACACGGAACAATAGTTTTTCGAGTTCACCGGGGCCTGATGCTTCGCCGCCGAATCCTTTAATAGGTGTTCCGTTGGGTCGGATTTCACTGAAGTCGTAGGTGAATCTGCCGTACTCGGGATGTAGTGTGTAGGAGTGCACCAGATCGATGAATGCCAAGACCCATCCTTCTCGGCTGTCGTCGATGATGTATTTGGTTCGTCTGTCGACGGGTTTGCGAACCATTACTACGTCGGCTCCCTTTGTGTCAAATCCGATGCCGACGCCCAACATGAGCATGTCCATTGCGAAAGCAAAGGGTTGGGCCGGGTCTTCGTGGAAGTCTTGGTTCGTGCTGACGAATCCGCAGTTACCAGTAAGAATATTACCAGCCAATGTGAAACAATAAGTTTCAGGAACTTGAGGACAAAAGACTTCTTCTGTTCTACAAGTGGATTCCACAGAATCGACATACCATGACTGATATGTGGAGATCTTCTTCCGACTTGCACTAATTCGAATTTCGAATCTTTCACGATGATCATCGATCAAGAAAAATTCTGGATTAAGGTACTCGGCCATCAAAGTAAGACGATATCCAATAAATTTCTTAACTTGTCCATCTTTTTTGATTGTCTGCAGACCTTGTGAGATCTCGAACGTCCCAATTCCAAGAATAGCACAAACAGATTGAACAAGTTCCAAATTTTGCCGTTCAGATGATGCAATTCTGACAGTCCCCTTGTCGGTGACGTCTCCATCAGCTGCAAAATATCCGCACAAGAAACCGTAAAGGTAAGTCAACGATTCGTTTAAATCTGGAGCCCTTCTAAAAGCTCTCGGGAGATCAGCAACACGTATCGCACCGTGTTCACCCCTTTCTGGGGCTTCAGTGCGATGGGACGCAAGGAAAAACCTTTCTAGCTGTGCGTCTTTGGGTTTGCATAAATACAAATATGTTCCATGACTTTCATTATCCGATCCGGTTGTGCCATCGCCGAAACAGACACCATGAGCGATACCAAACGCACTTGGTCGTAAATTGGAATTATTAATTCCTTGACCAAAATTCATTGACAACCGAAGACCATCTTTCAACTCTTCAGTGGTACATTCACGAGTACAAGTATTATTCGAATCATCGGCAGCACCAACTGTGGCGAATTTTCGTGATTTAGAATGAACAAACCAACGGTGATCTGGAGTGGCATGAATAACTTTACGCCATCGACCACGACGGAGCACAACTTTAGTAAGTTGTTGTTCTCCAAAGCTTTTGATTTTCGCATCGACCCATTTGCCACCAGAAGTCAAAATCTTTTGTGTGGTGTTGACGCAATCGCCAAGCTTTTTGATCCCTTCTCTTGTGATAAATTCTGTCTCGTGTGCGAAACAATTATTTAATCCTGCTCCGCCTGCTCGCCACATGAATGGTGTGCCCATGACCCAAAGGCCGCGTCCGGGCGGGACGAATTTGAAGTCCCAGATGCGTTGGAACATTTCTTGTGCTGAGTCTTGTGCTCGCATCCTGTCCCATGGGAGGTTGAATCGGTGGCAGTGTCGGCGTTGGATTTCGAATGTTCCGTCGACGACTCGATTGATTGTTTCCCAGAAGTGTTCTTTGCCGCCGTTTTCTTTCAGCCTTGAATAGGTGCGATAATAGGTGACTTCGCCTAGTCCGTTGTATCCAAATTCAGGGTCTCGTCCCTTGAATCCGTTGAGGAATGAGTCGTTGAGGCCGAATTCCTCGTCTGGCCCCGCTGTGAATCCGTAGCTGTCTACTACGTTCCTTACTATGCGGGTTGAATTGTGTACTGTGTCGTTACTGTGAAAATTGGGATCTGACAAAAGACCGGACATAAAACTACTCTCCGAGGATCTGCTTAATTGAGGAAGATTGTGCTTTGAACTTGTAGTGCGTCATGTAATGCAACGCGGCATTGCTGGCACAGAACTTGCGTTCGTCGGGATGGTGGTGAGCAATGACATTAAGAGCTTCGCGGCATACTGAAGAGAACGCAATGTAGGCTTTGCTCAGTTGCCCTTGTTGAAAATACACGATGATATTTGGGAGAGCACCTGCTTTATGCCTTCGAAGCAAATGAGTCAACTGACTCTGTGCGTCGGTGCCACATGTTGCCTTGAACCATTCGTGTATTTGATGGAATTCAACTTGTAGCTCATCAATGCTCGTCTGTTGCCGTTGAAGTTCGTCATAACAGAAGTCTAGTATGTCAGCTTTGACGACATTCTGGAGACTTTGCTGCCTGGGCGGCAATCGGCTAATTCGATGGGCTGCGATACGTATGTATGCGTCGATCTCGTCAGAAGTGAAGTCCCATTCAACGAACTTCTTGGTCAGTTTTTGTACGTGTTTCCAGATGTAGCTAAGTTTTAAAGGCGTGCCTTTCGCTGGACGCAGTGGCAATCCAACATTGGTAAAGTGTCTTTGACAGATTTCATAAACTTCATCCGAATTCAAAGAAAGAGTCTCTAACATGTCAGATAATGCGTCCCAAGAGCCGATTGACGAAAATTTCGCTTCTAAGATAGAACAACACGAAGCGAATCAACCAGAAAACACCTTTGATGAGCGAATGGTCGAACTAATGACCACGATCAAGGAGAACGTTCCGGGCGAATGCGATGCTGTTATCATCATCAAACCCCACGATGGCGATACCCCCATTGTATTCACACAGGGACACCCCTATGATACTGCAGCATTGGGGGCTCAATTCACTCGGCAGATGAAACAACAACTACTAGCCGAACTCGATACTGAGCGTTAAGAAGATAGAGGTTCCGAAATAAGAAGATCAATTGATTTCTTGGTCTTCTTATTCACTTGCGGATACGCCGCGATCAAAGCCTTAACCACTGGATTCTGTTCATCAAGAATGATTTTCTTGATTTGAACCTGTGCGTCACCGATCATAATGACGTACATCCCTTCAGCTTCGTCCAATTGTAAATGCTCTTTAACATTAGATGAGACTTTCTCAATAGCCTCATCTTTATTAGCTATACCATCGCTGATTTGTAGATCAGCGAAAGTATCAACGGCCTGGATGAGCTTTTCGAAGTTGTTATAAGTATAACTGAATTTATCTTGATCGAAATGAACATTCCAGAGTATAACTGATTTTTCAGACATTGTGTCGCACTATATCAAAGACGGGTTTGGACCAATACAATTCCATTATGACTCCGTCCTCTAAAACTTGAAACTGATGAATTACACCAGGATGAATGGTGGCACGCTCACCGGAGACAAGATCCACAAAGCGATCAGGATTAATTAAATCATCTTCGTGGAAATGATTGATCCGAATCTTTCCCGAGATTACTATAATCTCATTGTAATCACGTGCATGATGATGCACACTACATTTACCATCGCCATCGCCCTTCACTATAAATCCCTGCCAGACCATCACACCATTGTAAGAACCGAGATATGCCGATTTGCCCCAGTTCTTGACTTGATAATCTAGCGGATCGTTCATAGCACAGCATTCCCAGGAGCGATGTTGTCGTAGAAAAAGTCAACTTTGCTGGTACCAAGAGTGATGATCTCATTAACCCCAATGAAGTTGGGATCGCCATCTGCAAGTCTGCCACTAGCGATGATGTTCTTATTGGGTGACTTTAAATCTATGTACCTCACGCCTCCGATCTGCTCAATCGTCTCTATCAAATTAGAAATATACAATGGTTCTCCAAGATCGAAATTATCCAATGCAAAAAACCCAGTCAAAGCATCATTGACTTTATTTTGGACAATCCGACCATCAACATTCCGATCCAACACGACAATCATCTCAAGATCAATAGCATGGATTATACCATCCTTAATCCGAATCTCATCAGTCACAACATTCAAACTAGACAACGAACTGACGAGAGCTTCTTTCAATTGGACGGTTGCCGAAATCGGTAAACCATCATTACCAGCAGCAAGGACATAAAGATCAACGATGTTCTTGTTGGGAGAAGTCTCCAAAATCACAGCAGACTTACCAATCTCACCATAAACCGGATGACTGAAGCTATTGGCGAAATGAGCATAATCATTTGCTGTCACCACAACAGAATGTAAAGCATATGTGCTAGGGGCTCTCCGTTTAGCGTCCGCGACACTTTCGCGGTTCGTACCCCCGACGCTAGGTGAAATGTTCCTAAAGTTCACGGAGAACGATCTCCCGTCCAGACGGATAGTACGGGGCTGATCGATAGCACCAGCTGCTATCCGTCCAGCTGTCCCGCCACCGGTCCGATACCTGATAACGATCTCAGAACCCGAAATTGGTGCTTTGCCGTTGAAATCATCTCCGAAAATGAAACGAGCAACGGGTTGGCCTTCAATAGTGGTAAAGAATTGAATCTCGACGACCTCATCTTGCGGGCCATAAATCTGAATCGGTTCTTGAATTACCCGCCAATTTCTAGTGACACCACCATAAGTGACCTCAACATAAATTGGATCAGGCAGGATGCTATCGTCAAATAGATCGTATCGCTGGTTAGGCCCGCCTAGAGCGACCTCATTGAATTCAGCGACAAATTGACCTTGCACGCCCCAGGCCACAACACCACGCTTACCGGCTGGGATGACAATATTACTGGTCCAATCACCCGGTCCCTTATAAACTTCGTAGAACAGCTCAGATCCATCTGGTCCAATGGTAGAAACCAATGATCCAGGCGGAATTAGTACATCAGTGAATACTGGACGGTCGACCGTGACTTCCATTTCGACTGTGGCGGGAGTTTGACGACGAATCCGTTGACCAATCAATTGCAAGTGATTTTCAACGGCCTCTTCAGTCACAGCTGTTGGTAAGAATGCCTCATTAGCCATTAAATCAGTACGTAGTGACAATTTGTCAGTCAACGCAGCTATGATATCCATCAATATGACGAAACCATTGCTGGCTACGAAATCATTGAAGTCATCTGGGTAGTAGGTCCGGACGTACTCGATAAGGGATTGCCGAGCGGTGTCGTAGTCTAATGCTGAAAAGTCTAGTTGTCTCAGATTAGAAGAGGGCAACTCAACAGCGAAACTTCGTGGTTCAGTTGGGATGTTGATTTCTGTTGTCATCTTAATTCCTAGCCAATACTTGGATCAGTCGTTTGATCTCAATGTTGCGATCGGGATCTTCGATCAAGGTCACGACCAGATTGATTTCTAATTGAGAAGTGTCCGGAAACGGTAGCAATTCGAGCTTCTTTATGATTAAGCGTGGATCGTTCGCAATGATTTGCGTTGCGATCTCTTGTTCGAGTAAGGACAGGTTCTTGTTATTCAGCTTCTCGAACGTAAAATTTCGAAGATTAACACCAAATCCTGGCCTGAAAGGCAGCTCACCCGGCAGAATCAAAAGATTCTGTAGTACATCATTAGCAATCAATCGATCATCCGATTGCTGGCTCATAATGCCCTGTGGCCCACCAACAAATGGTGGATTGTATCCGATATAACGTGCGGTCATGAGATCACCTTAGACAAACGACGAACTGAATCAGCTAATTGTGAACGCTGAACGTCCAAGGCTAAAATCTCATCACGCAAAGTGTCGATCAAACTCTCATTTGCAGCAATCTGAGATTCAAGATCGGTTACAGTGTCCAAGAGTTCTTGGTCATTAACTAGGATCTTTAAAGCTTCTTGCGTAGCTTGCAAACTCGAAATGGCAGCATTAGTGGAACGTTCTGTGTTCTCGATCTGAACTTGCTTAATACTAGATTCTTGAGATGCCGTCAACAATTGTTTCTGAGCTGTCACGTAAGCTTGATACAATTTAGCGTTAACAGGGTCCGTCGAAACATTGCTAAACCTTGGGAAGTCGACGGACTCGTCTAACGAACCATTCCGAACATCCAAGGTCTTGTATTCGTCATTAAATTCGAGCACAGACCCAATAGGTCTTGGTGAAGTATCGATAACCGAAATATTTCGAAAAGATCGCAAAGTACCAAATTGGATCGTCCCTTGCGGATCAGTTGCGACCAAAGACGGAGAAGCAACAGCTAAATTATTAGTAATCTTCAGGAAGAAAAGAGCCCCACGCGGTGGGGCCTCGGTACTAATGACATATGTAACATTCCCTCTATTCTCCGGAGAAGGCGGGAGAATATTTTTATAAAAACCAGAAGGGAAATCTAATATCATACGTCAGTTCTCGGTACTATCATCAATTTGAGGGTTGAATTCAGATGGATCAATTCCCTCATAAGGCCCATTATACGTTTGGCCCCGATCGGATGGCTCGATCTTCTCTGGACGAGTCGGAGGTTCCAAAGGCTCGACAGAAACAGTGCCAGAAGTAACTGGGAATCCAGCACCAGGACCAGGGAATACACCACGGAAGAACCCACGGAATTCCGCACCACTTATTCTGCAATTAGTGAAAATGTTACTCGCAAGAGTCATCTTCGCACCAGCATCAGCCTGCATTTGAACCCGGCGACCACGCAGATTCAACAACCGCCCAGCATCAAGAGTAATATCCTTCGCAGCCTTAAGCTCAATACTACCCTGGGTGTAGATCTTAACTTTCCCATTTCTTTCACCATTGAAGATCACAATCTCCCGATTAGGAGAATCATTCAACCAGATATAAAGCCTCTTACGCTTCTTACCACGCAAAATCAGAAGCTGTTGGCTCTTGCTCATCCAAATACCACGACGCTGAGCATCAACAAGCTCGACCCAAGGCCCATCGCCCTCTTTGCCGTCCCTAGCTTCGAAACCTTGCTGTATTTCTCTCTTACCAACGCCTTTCTCGACAACATTACCGATTGGCTGCGGACCACGACCACCACGAGTCTTTAGCCTAATATACTCGTTAGCATGATCAAGCTTCAAATGGTGAGAATTCTTTTCGGGGTTCCTCTGCATCATGGTGCGAGGATTGTATTCATGTCTCCTGAATCCTTTCCATTCACTACCCCAGCGACGACCTAAAGTAGACGCCATCATCAAGTATTGATACTTATCACTCATCTCGATAGAATGACCCATCGGGCTTCCCATCTGCATATGGTTCAAGGCATCACGTTCTACGACCTGAAGCCAGAATCCACGCTGCTTGCCTAGAGCATTCGTTTCCTCGTCCGTGCCCGTCCCTGGTCTTCTTCGGCCCTTAAGCAAAATACCCTGCCCACGAGGGCGGTCGCGTTTGTCGGCGTTCCTTGCGTCACTTCCGCGATCGTCGAGGATGAACTTCCAACCGTAACGAGAGATGAACCCCATAAAACGGGCGTCTTTGGTTCCACCCCAATGTCGCTCAAGTTCTTGGTCTTGTAGCCTTAAGTCATCGTATAGGCGACGTTTGACGTATTTGTCTTCTTCGGGGTGGAATCCTCTGTCACCCATGATGAAGTACATGCCGCCTTTCGTACGCATTCGCATGAAACGCTGATCACGTTTTTCTTCGTCGCTGACGTAGCGTCTTGGGCCATATTCGCCAGATCGTGATTTCGAAGCGATCGGCCCTAACTGCCCCCACCCAACGTCTCTCATATCGAAGACGTGACCATATCGAGTCATGAAGAGCTGACGTCGTCGGTCTTTGCTGGTTGGATCGTCTTCAGAGATCAAACGTTGAATAGCCAACCATCGCTTGGCCTCGTAAGCGTAGTCTAGATCTCGGTCGCCTGTAAATTCTCCAAGTTCCTGCCTCCTTGAGTCAGTTATACCTTGTTCTTCTTTTTTCCAATAATATCCTTGATCACTCATGAGTTGCAGATGGCCGTATTTGGTCATTCGCAACATGTACTTGAGATCAGGGTTGTTGACCTGTGGAGGGCTTCGTCGGCGAGTGATTGATGTGGATGAATTAGTCCCAAGATCAGCTGGTGCTGGGGCTTCTTGGTGTTCGATTGGGAAGTAGCCTACGGCACTGGACATATCCGAGTTGCCGTAGGTGTCGACGTAGCCCGTTTTCATGGGGCGTCCGTCTTTTGGTAGGTAGCGGGAGTCGAAATCGCCTACTCGTCGTCTGTTTTCGTTTCCGTTTTCGTCAAGGACTGGTTGGGTTTCGATGTGGATTTGTTGGATTGAATAAGCACCGCGTCTTGTTGGATTTGCGAATCCTGTGTAGACGGGCGTATGGGGGTCTTCTTTTTCGAATTGTATCCAGACCCAATCACCGATTGTGGCGGATACGAAGAAGAATGCTCCACGTCCGCCTATGCTTGGGGCTGGGCATGCCCATGGTGCATATTCAGCTGGCATGTCGTCGTCGTGGAGTTCGGGTACTTTGACCCTGAGCCGGTTCATGTTAAGTGGATCGTTGGTTTCGATCACTTTAGCCCGGTAGATTCCGCTACGTTTGAGCGATTGTAGAGGCGGGCGATTAAGAACGTTTTCCCAATTCTGTTCGACTACTTTATCTCGGCTTTTCATATTTCTCAATGATCTTTAGTTGTTTGGAGTCAAACACACGCAGGGCTAACTTATATATCGTGGGGAACTGTTCTTTCAGAATGCCGATCCTGTATCCTAAATCTTCGGTTTCATAGAGAATTTTAGATAATGGGGATGCAAGGGGCTCTGGAATTCTTTCGCTTGTCAGAGCATACACTTTACTTCCCTCTTGACCTAAAATAAAAACGACTCTTGCCCGTTCTTTGTACTTTACGATTGCTATCATATGTCCAACGCTGAATTAAAACCAATTGTAGGTCAGAGAGCCGCAGTCGATGTCTTCATGCCTTCGATTGACAATCGTAATCTTGGGGATTATGTAAAAGAATTGAAAATCAAGGCATTCATAAACAATGGATATGCGATAAGAATCCAATTGAAAAACCCCAACTTCGCAATCCTTGATGCTTTATTTGAAGGTGGTGCAGGCAATAAAAGATTCATGTCTCAAGTTCGATCCAATCCCGTACCAGTCAAAGTCAAAATCAGATACGAGCCTGGACCGCAGGGTTATCCAAAAGCTGCGACTAGGGATATATTTGGGTATATTACCACGGTTTATCCTCATGGTCAGGCTGAGATCGATTACACAGAATTCATAGCCATAGACCCTCTGAACTATTATCTTCGAATTGGAGACGCATACGGCGGGGCTTTCGAAGGAAACGTGAGCCAAGTCATCAGAAAAGTCATCAATCGTTATATGCCTGACGCTCAAATAACGATACCAGATACCAATGATTCGAAAAACAACGTTTGGTGGATGATGAGAAGATCGCCACGAGACATGCTATCTCATCTAATCCATTTAGCATCATCTTTAGATGATTCAAGAACACCTTGGGTAATTGGCGTCCACAACAATGAAGTCAAGGTAGGCCCACTGAGCACATTCCAACCGAGAGAACTAGGCTACTACCGCAAGATGGATGAAAACGGTAATGGTGACATGCTAAGATGGGAGGCAGTTCTAAACCCAAGTCTAGGTCATCATGAAATGGGCCTTGTCACAGCTGGCGTAACTGCGACTCTGGGTCAGGTTTACGATCAAACAAATCGCCCTAAGGAAGCTATAATCACTGATAGCAACACTGGTGGGAAATACGTTCCGTATCAACCGAAGAGCGGAGCATTACGATCAACAATCAGACCCGAGAAAGAGACGTTCAAAAAAGGTCGGTTCGGTCGATCATTTGTTGATTCTCCGCCAGAATACTATAGTGGCGGAGAAATTGATTTCCCATACCTCAAATATTTCGATGCCTACGCCAGAACTGAGTACATGCGAGGCGTGTATAAACTATTCACAATGGATCTAACCATAAAAGGGCATGGTATATGGGACAGCACGATTGGAATGGGTGCTGACAATGTCTACGTCGATTGGCGTAACAATTTCAAAGGTGGTTCCAGAAGTTATTTTCTAGCCGGTAATTGGCTCGTCTACGGATTCGAACACACTTGGCATGAAAACAATTGGACAACAAAGATGCAACTAAGCAAAATGGATTTAAATGCTAAGGGTCAAGAAGTCGGCCAAAAACCTCGGAATTAAGTCAACGTTGGATTGATGACATATCGTCTAGGATAATATAGAATCTGGCCAGCTACGGGCCAATTCAATACAGATGTGGCTCTAGCATCGCTGTACCATCGCGAGTTAAATAATGCTAAAACCCAAAAAAGGCGATGATCACCATAAATCTGTTGAGCTATGCGACGAGGCGATCCGGCAGTCTGAGTGGTCACTTTAAAAGCGCCAATATCTGAGTCGATAGGTCGGACTCGCAGCCAAGAGTAGTTGCGAAGACGGGCCTTGGTTTCGGACCCTCTGTAATAGACGTCTTCGGCGTTATCATATCTTGTCATTTTAGAACCACAAGTCCTCGAATTCTGGGAAGGGCTTCAAACCATCCCAATATGCCTCAGGATTTTCCGGCGTACCAAAACTCACAGTTGCAATATCCACATTCAAAGTGGTCTTCAATGGATGACTGTCACCACCCCTACCAATTTGCGGGCCTTTATATGATGTGCTAACATTGCCAATACGAACACTCCAACCACTAGTACCGGTTATCCGAGTATGCCAAAAGTATGCTGCCATAGAGCCAGCAGCCACAAAACCGCCACCTTCTCCAGAACCGCCACCTCCTACAGCCGGAGCACCAACCACACCAGTGAAATAACCTTTCAATAGATTAATCTGCTGCTTGATTTTACCAATGCTCCAGATCTGCC